TTCTCCTTACTTACTTGTTTACATCATCACATCATTTGATTATATAAAATAACTTTTAAAATCAACAAGTTATATTACATAATCATTTTAATATTTGTTGACATTTTGCCCTAGAATTTTATTGCGTATTCCCCCCGCGCTCCGCGCGGAAAAAAAACGCTGTTCATACGCGACTTGTCGCGACATAGCCGTTACGGAGCAAAAAAGGGGAGCCGAGGCCGAAGCCCCGACTCCCATGCTTAGTTAGGTTTATTTATTATAATTCAGATATTGCAAGCGTCAAAGTCTGGATACGAGCCTCTTTATAGGGAGACTCTTTATGACCCTTCACGGTTTCAAGACGCTCACGAAGTTTCGCTTTCAGTTCGTCGTATGAACCCTCCGGCCATATTTCAGTTTCTTCTGCCGACTGCACCCAAGACCAAACCAATTCGTCCTCATTACGAAGTCGGTCATGCTCAGATTTGCTGTATTTAGGACTCCTTGCCTGTTTCAGTTTTAACTGCTGATCTGAACGATATTTCACAGTTGTATCTAGGCTGTAATCCTGAAACATTCCGAAGAACTCACGTTCCTGACCATCTATCAAGCCAGAGGCAAGAGATACCCATTTAGCGAACTCTGCAATCTCCTTTTCCTCTTCAAAGTTCTCCAGTCCAGTCAGTTTAAGCCATCGTTTATAGTCTGGATCAGACTCATCACGATTTCTCCACAGTTCAAGACGAAGTGCCTTCGCTCTAAGGGTCTGTCCCATCCAAGCACAGATACCATCTTTACCACCGAGGATTTCATTTACCGCTTCTTTGAATATAGTTTGCATTGTAGATTCTCCTTACGAATCATAATCTGTAGACTGAATTGCCTACACTTACATTTTAAGCATGGGTTCTGAGTTAGTCAAGACCGAGGCTGTTGTATCGCCGAGCCGAGCGTCCGAGCGCTCTGTTTAGCGAGTGTGTTAGCGAGTGTGTCTGTCTTGGCTTGCTCAGGTTCCATGATACCCTGATAGTAGGCAAGTTAGTTAGATAAAGACAGAGCAGTCCAAGGGAACCGCAAGGACTGCCATCCTTTTCCCTTCGCGCAGGCGTAGCCGGAGCAGTTACAAAAGTAAGAATTCTCCTTTTCCAGAGGCGACTTGTCGCCACCTCCAGAGCGCCTAGCGCCGTTTCTGTTTCTTTCTGTTAATAGACATCGGGTGTTCAGCGGACGGAGTACGCACAGCCATAAGCCTATCGAAGCCGATATGCTGACAGCCAATCATTATCGCGGAATCTCTTAGTAAAGTAACAACCTACCACTCAGTGTATGATTCTCCTATAGAGAAGTATAACACCGCTGTCACTCCGAAGTATCTGTTGTAGACTACACTCCGGAAGGATATCTATCCCCCACACACACACGCTACTCCAGAGCATCGCACATGGTTGGCGTGGAATGTACAGGGTACAGAGGACAAGACACTAACAGGGGGAGGGCAACAATACAACTCCCTCCGTAAATTAGATATACGACTTAGACATGGGGGGCACCCCCTTGCTCTAAAAGTATATCTATATATATTCCCCCAACTCACCATCGGGGGATTCTAAGCAATATAAGAAAACCCTAATATGAATAACCTGTTTGATTATCAAGAAAAGAAGAAAAACCCTATTGGGATAATGAATCTTGATTTCAGCACTGATTTAACACCTTATGTTCCAGTAATGGACAAGATTATTTTGGATCGGGTAGAAAATAGACTTGGATTAAACCCTAACAAGTTATTGGATTTTGCATATCAAGTATCTGGGATGGAGAGTGACCATAATCCTATGGCTCGTAATCCCGATAGTACGGCTAAAGGGCAGTACCAACTTACTGATGCCACCTTCATTACTGCTAAAAACAGGCTAAAAAGAATTATGGGGGAGTTACCAGAGAGAATAGTAAATGCCGAAACCGTCCTTGATCTGTCTCCTGATGACCAGAGAAGCCTATTTCTTGCTCATCTAACTGAAGATAAGGGAAGTGATGAGAGGATGCAGAGTTATTTAACTGGTGATAATTCTGGTTGGGACTTATATTTACACAATCATTACAAAGGCGACCCTACTCCTAACACTCTAAGACGAAGAAAGAAGTATTTTCCATGAACACAGAAAAGCAGGATAAATTCATCGAACACTACTGCCGCACTGGTAATGCTACCCAAAGTGCAATATACGCAGGATACTCTGAAAAAGGGGCAGTGCAATCGGGTCACAGGCTAAAAAAACAGTTCAATGACCAGATACAAGAGCGTGTCAAGAAAATGGTACAGGATATGGTGCCTGCTTCCCTGTCTGCTATTCAGGCTCTCATAGATCAGGGAGAGAGTGAGTCAGTCCGATTGGCGGCGGCTAAGGACGTATTAGACCGCGCAGGACTAAAACCAGTAGAGAAAACAGAAGTCACCAATATTGAAGCAATGTCAGATGAGGAAATACAGAGGCGTATAGATGTCCTCACAAAACACTGAACTCCTTTTACTTCTTGAGGCTCAGAAGCAAAGGGAAAGATTCAATAAAATAAAGCAGTACGATCCGTACCCATATCAGCAGGAATTCCACTCTACAGGGGCAGAAAACAGTCAACGCCTCCTAATGGCGGCAAACCGTATTGGTAAATCCTACTGTGGGGCGGCTGAGATGTCCTACCATTTGACAGGGATATATCCCAAATGGTGGAAGGGAAAAGTATTTACAAACCCTATCACAGCATGGGCAGGAGGTGTTTCAAACGAAACCACCAGAGATATCGTACAGGCAGAACTATTGGGTTCCCCCGATGATCCAGAAGCCTTTGGCTCCGGTTCGATTCCAAAACATCTAATAATAAAGACGGAACGTAAACCCGGCGTACCAAACGCTAAAAGTGTTGCATTAATCAAACACATTTCCGGGGAGAACTCCTCTTTACACTTCAAAGCCTACGAGATGGGTGTGGATAAGTGGCAGGGTAGATCAGTGGATGTGGTATGGTTGGACGAAGAACCCTCCAGAGAATTGTATTCTCAGGCTGTTACACGCACCCTAGATAGGCGTGGAATGGTGTATATGACCTTTACCCCTGAGCAGGGTATGACTGAAACGGTTGCCAGTTTTATGAACCGAATTCAGAAAGGACAATCCCTTACAAATGCCACATGGGATGATGCAAGCGAAAGCATCAAGTCCATGAATGGGGAAAAAGGCCACCTAAACGAGTCTGTCATGCAACAGATTCTCAGCGCATACGCTCCACATGAAAGAGATATGCGTAGATATGGGCGACCTACCATTGGTTCTGGTTTGATATTCCCTATTGATGAAGAGAGTTTAATGATTGATCCTATCAATATTGAGGATCACTGGCCCAGAATTGCGGCTATTGACTTTGGTTGGGATCACCCTACTGCTGTTGTCTGGTGTGCTATAGACACAGAAGAGGATATGTTTTACGTTTACGACTGTTATAGAGCATCGAAGGCGAGTCCGGCTGTTCACGCTGAAGTTATTAAACAGAGGCCGCACTTTATCCCTATTGTCTACCCACATGACGGAAACCGCAGGGACAGCATGGGGAATCCGGGTCTTGCCGAGCAATATAGAAGTTTAGGGTGCAATTTTACACTGGATCACTTTACAAATCCTCCCGGTCTTGGGCAAACTAAAGGCTCAAACTCTATAGAAGAAGGCTTGATGGCTATGTTACAGGCTATGGAAGATGGAAGATTTAAAGTATTTAACACGCTTCCAGATTGGTTTGAAGAGTTTAGGATGTACCACAGGAAGAATAACAAAGTTGTTGCTATCCGTGATGACATTATGAGCGCAACACGGTACGCATTTCAATCACAGCGTCATGCTATTGCGGGGTCTGACCCTACATGGACTGCTGATATAACCTATAGGAATTACGGAATTGTCTGATAAAGAACGAGAACTGATATCAAGAATCCAAGGAGAGATCACAGACTCTCTTGGATATGATGGCGAAATATCGGAACAAAGAGAAAAGGCGCAGGAATACTACTACGCCCTACCGTTTGGCAATGAGGTTGAAGGCCGCAGTCAATACGTTGATTCTACTGTTCAGGATACTATTGAGTGGATTAAACCATCCCTTATGCGCGTGTTTGCCTCTGGTGACGAGATGGTTAAGTTTACCCCTCATGGCCCTGAAGATGTTGATGCCGCCGCACAAGCGACTGACTATGTAAACTACGTCTTTACTAAGGATAATCCCGGTTGGGAAATTTTATATTCATGGTTCCACGATGCACTCCTACAAAAGAACGGTATTGTAAAAGTATGGTGGGATGAGTATGATGAAGTAAAAAGAGAGGAGTATAGCAATCTATCCGAGATGGAGTTGCAATATCTGATTACTAATGACAACATTGAGGTTCTTGAGCATACCCAAAAAGATTCCATCGTAAATGGCGTTCCTGAAGTAACGCATGATGTTGTTATTAAGAAGTATAATACTGACGGTAGGATTAAAATTGAAAATGTACCGCCTGATGAATTCTTAATTTCCAGAGAAGCAAAGTCAATCAAAGATGCTAGGTTCGTTTGTCATAGAGTAAAGAAAACTTTATCAGAACTCCGCATGATGTACCCCGATGATGACTTTGGCATTGAAGATTTAGGCGGCGGATATAATGAGCAATCCTATAACGCAGAGCGTCTAGCACGTTATGAGTTTGACCAGTCAGAAGATATGGCAGAGGGTTGGGGTGGAAACGAAGAAGAAGCCCTAAGAGAATACTGGCTACACGAATCATATCTTAGAACAGACTTTGATGATGACGGCATTGCAGAACTCAGGAAGGTTTGCACTGTTGGTAATTATGTGTTTGCCAATGAAGAAATTGATTATACTCCGTTTATCTCAATTACTCCTTTAAAAATCCCGCATAAGTTCTTTGGTCTGTCTGTTGCAGACCTTGTGATGGACTTACAGTTAATCAAGAGTACGCTTATGCGTAACCTGATGGACAACGCTTACAATCAGAACTTTGGTCGGTACGCAGTCTTAGAAGGTCAAGCGAATTTAGATGACCTCCTAACCCAGAGGCCGGGGGGCGTGGTACGAGTTAAATCTCCCAACGCCGTCATGCCGTTGGCCACCCCTCCCCTTGAGCCTTATTCATTCCAGATGTTAGGATATCTTGACGAGGTAAGAGAGTCAAGGTCAGGCGTGAACAAGAACACTCAAGGCATTAATGCAGATGCCCTAACCTCTCATACTACAGCAACAGCCGTTAATGCTGTGATGACTAATGCTCAGTCAAGAGTTGAGATGATTGCAAGGCAGTTTGCCGAGACAGGCGTTAAGGAATTAATGTGGATAATTTACGAACTTCTGCTCAAGTACCAAGACAAAGAACGAGTAGTAATGTTGCGTAATGAGTGGGTTCCTGTACGTCCTGATAGTTGGTCAGATAAGATGGATTGCACCGTATCTGTAGCCCTTGGTAATGGATCAAAAGATCAGCAGATGGCTCACCTGTCACAAATGATTCAGTTTGCCGCAGAAGCCATGCGCGGTGGGCTTCCCATTGTAACTTCACAGAATATGTACAATCTTGGTTCCGCATTGGTTAAGGCTATGGGATATCAGAATGTTGGAGACTTCCTGACAGAACCTCCACCGCCGCAACCGCAACAGCCTACTCCAGAAGAGCAAACCGCTATGATGGAGCAACAGATTAAAATGAAAGAGTTGGAAATCAAACAGGGCGACCTACAAGTTAAGATGATGAAAGTCCAACAAGATGCACAGGAAGCCGCTGTAGATGCACAACTTAAAGCCGAAGAACTGGCCCTTGAACGAGAACAAGGAAGGGCCGTAGCAATAGGAGCAACATGAGTAGAGATATAGAACACGCTAAACGCCTTCTTAATGACCCTCTATACAATGAATCATTTGACAAACTAGCAGAAAGTATTTTTAACACTTGGTCACAATCAGGTGTGAACGATGTCGAAAGCCGAGAGCAATGTTGGCTTTCATTACGACTCCTTGAGAGGATTCGCCTTCATCTAACCAGTATTGTTGAAACCGGAGAGATGGCGGAGAAACTGAAGGAATACCACATATAGGAGATAAATTATGGCGGACACGCAACCAGCCCCGCTTCCAGTAGTACCCGGTAGTGTTACCGAAGCACAAAATGCCTTCCTTGGATTGATGGAACCTGAAGAGGAAACCCCGGAAACCGAAGAAAGCGCCCCTACGGAAGATGTTGAAGAGTCTACTGAGGAAACTCAAGACGAACCATTGGAAGAGGAAGTCCTTGACTCTGAAGAGCCAGAAGAAGTTGAAGAGGCTGAAGAAGAGGAAGAGGAAGAGTTAGACGAAGATGAGGTCGAAGAGGAACCTGAAGTTTATGCCGTCAAAGTTGACGGTGAAGAACTTGAGGTAAGCCTTGATGAACTTGTTAAAGGGTACTCCCGTCAGTCTGACTATACTCGTAAGACGCAAGAACTTGCAAGCCAGAGAGAAGAAATGGCTCAACTGCAACAGCAGTGGGCTAGTGAGATTACTCAGGCACAGGCGGAGCGTCAGCAATACATAGACGCACTTGGACAATTTGTTCAAAACTCTATGGCAGGATTGGAACAGTTTGGAAATGTAAATTGGGAACAACTTCGTGAAGAAGACCCCATTGCATTTGTTACCAAGAAAGAAGAGTTCCGCGATGCTCAAGAACGTGTACGGCAAGCGCAAGCCCAACAAGAAGTTGAGTATCAGAAACAACAGCAGGAAGTTGCCAGAATGCGGCAACTGGCCGTTCAGGAAGAACACAAAAAGTTAGTAGCCGCTGTGCCTGAATGGAACGAACCAGAGAAACGTAATCAGATGGCATCTGAACTTTCAGCATACGCTGTTGAACAGGGATTCTCCAAAGAGGAACTGAAACAACTAATCGACCATAGATCGTTAATCGTTCTTATGAAGGCGCAGAAATATGATGCACTTCAGAAGTCTGATGTTAAAGCGAAGAAGTTAAAGAACAAACCCAAAGTTGTCAGGTCTGGTAAGGGTTCTAACAAGAAGTCTGATACTGCCAGAGCCAAACGTATTGCGTCCATGAAGCGTCTTAAACAGTCTGGCAAGCCAGAAGATGCTGCAAGCCTGTTTGAAGATTTTGTAGAACTTTAACTAAGGAGGCTTTAAAATGGCCGCAACAGCAAATACGAGGGAAACTTACGGAGCAGTAGGTATCCGTGAAGACCTCTCTAATATCATTTACAACATCAGCCCGATGGACACGCCGTTTATGAACGGTGTGGGCAAAGGGTCTTGTGACAATACCTACTTTGAGTGGCAGACTGATGAACTTGCCGCCGCCGCCGCGAACCGACAGGTTGAAGGCGATAACCCCGATCCGATTGCAGTGGCAGAGCCGCGCCGTCTGGGCAACTACACGCAGATCAGTTACAAAACTGTGATGACGAGTGGAACCGCCGAGGCCGTGGATTTTGCAGGCCGCAAGTCGAGTCAGGCATATCAACTGGCTAAACGCGCAAAAGAGATCAAGCGAGACATGGAAAAGATGCTTCTTGATGACACTGTTCGTTCTGCCGGTGCGGCGATTGGTGGCCCTGCCGCGGCCCGCGCAACGGGTGCGTTCAACTCTTGGATTGGTACGACTGCCGCCGGTACGTCCCCGATTCTTGATGGTGGCGCTTCGCCTGTTGTCGGACTTGTCAACAACGGTACTGGCTCTCCTGCCCCCGGCCCTGACGGCACGACTGTTGCCGCCGCTGGTACGACCCCGACTGTGACTCTTACCCTCGCTATGATTAACGAGGTTGTGTCTCG